GCGATGCCCTCATAAGCCTTGAGGTAATGATCGTGAATCCGTGGCTGTGCGATCAGTTCATCACGAACAATTTTCGCAGCTTCTTTTGCGTTTGTTGCTCCATTGATAGCAACATCGTTGGCCACATTGTAGAGAGCGGAATCAGCAAAGTTGAGGAATCCATGAAGCTTTTTCTTCATGTCATCATTGGCCGGCACTATTGCGCGTTCTGCGAATCCACCGCTTTGTGATAATTCTTTGCGATATGATTCTGCGACTTCCATCGAGTCGGCAAAGTACAGGCCCCACCCGTAAGCCTGTGCACCTTCACCGGTTCCGATTTTCTCAGTTGAGAACTTAGTTTTAATTTTGTGCGGCGTGCCGTGATATGCCTTCGTCGGTGAAGCCATCAACACAAGGCCAGGCGCTTCGAGAGTTCGCCCGTCGTTTGTTTTGATTGCTGGTCGGCCATTGGCTCCCTTTTGTGTCGGAGACGAAAACAACATCCCTTGCTCTGTCTTAACGTGAGCGGAGTCCTTTACTACTCGGTCATAGTGATCCTTGCCTAAGTCGCGATTGGCCACATAAAACGCGTAAGCGAATCCTTCGGGCGTGAGCGAGCGCAGTTTCTTTTGCTCTGGCACATCGCCTCGGAGATTATGAATACGACTTCCCTCGGTCGGTTCTACTACGGCTTCGGGCAGATCCTCGTTGAACATACCCCAAATCTGAGTGCGCTTGGTATATGGCTCGCCATACATGAACGGATCCATCACCAATCGCGGTTTTGGTAACCCGGTAAGACTGGTAATTCTGCCAATCGGATTTTCGACAGCATAAAGCGACGGGCGAAGGAATCCAATCACATCAAGAGTGCGTTTCACCATTGCCACGCTGTGTTTGGTGCGCCCGTCTTCATCCTTCTCCGCAAACCAACGAGCACCAGAAGAAGCGAAGTCGGTGCAGGGAGGTTGAGCGAGAACAACGTCAACCATGTCGAGGCCGTTGTCTTCTAGGAAGTCGCGAGTCAGGTCCATCACATCGACGTTCCAAGCAATTTCGGAGTTTGGATCAATATCCATCGAATAGACAGTAAATCCAGCATCGCGCCACGGTTGAGAGATAACACCGGATGTATCAAATAAAGACAGCACGATGCGAGATGAATTCCCGCGTTCTTTTCCGTCTTTCTTCGCGATGTTTTTCCATTCTGCCAATCGTTCCGCAGCTTGCTTTGGCGTGAGAACTTCACGACCAGCACGCTTGTGAAGATCAAACGTCGGAGTTTTTCTAGACGTGCTAGGATCCTCGTAGATGTATTCATCAAAGCGATTGTTAAACGCATCATAAGCATCATCATCTTGCTGCGTTTCGATGTAGCTCATCACGTCGGAAGGTGAAGCCATGAGCATGTTATTTCTAGGCTCCAGCCCACGGCCAGGGTAGCTTTGCTGATTCTCCGAGCGAAGCAAAGACATTACCGTGGCGACAGCATCATGCGTTTCGCTTGGATCAACAATCTCAAAATTTTCTACATTGAAAGACAAGTTGCGCATGCCTTGACGAGCAAGTTTCACAATTCCTTTTTCTGCCATCCAAACCTCATAAGTGCCATCGTTTGGTTTATCCTTGAAGCGAACAAGATCGCCAGCTTTGATTTCTGGCGCGTTCGCCTTTGCTTCCACAGCAAGAGGTGTATCTGGACGATTCGTGCGCGGGGCAGCATTGGCTGCTAGTTGAGCTTCCACTTGCGCCATCTCAGCGCGCAGAGAATCAAGAAGGTCCTGCTTGTCGAAGACTTGCGAGGCTCGGTTTCTTGCGCTTGGCAGTTGCTTTTCAAGATAGGCGAAATCATCCTCCGTGCGTGACACCTTGCCATCGGCATTTCTGGCAAAGACACTCACAGCACTACTCATGGACTTAGCACCGGCAAACGGAATGCTTGCGCGGTTGTTGCCCACCCAGCTAATCTCTCCCTTGGCGGAAATGGCAGCTTTTTCTTCTTCTGGATTCAGAGCAATGTCACCGGCTTTATCGCCCATGGCCGCCTTGTATTTTTCGGCCTCGGTTTTTTTGCGATCGCTCACAACATTGCCGAGCATGTGGTGAATCTCTACATTGAATCCGACGCCATCCACCTTGATATTAACATTGGTTTTCTTGCGATCAGAAGACGCTAGTTTGGCGCTTTCTTCTGCTAAGTAAAGATCCAAGGCCTCGATAAGTCGCGGAGCTTTCCATCCTTTTTCTGCATCCTTTGGCTTGTTGCGATCAATGACCGTTCCCCCAAATTCCCACACGGTTTCTTTCCCTTCGGTGGCACCAATTTTGCCTAATTCCGCTTCGTATTTTCGAGCGTAGGCAATATCCGCATCTTTCCTTGAAAGAGATCCTTCCAAATATCTTACACGCTCACGCGCGCTTGCCATGTCGGACTCGAATCGAGAATACTCCATGTTTAGATTCCGAATCTCACGATCGAGCTCCACGCGGCGAATCAACGTTGGGTCGCCGATGGCACGCGCGGCAATTTCTGCCATGCCCATTGAAATGGCGTCGCTTGGATCCTCGAAAGAATCAGACACTTCACCCATGAGCAACTGCACGACCATGCGTTGCTTGGCGGCCATCATCGAATACACGGCGCTATCAATGGATTTCTCCATCGCATACTCGCGCAGAATGATGTGATGATTTGCCGCGGCTTCATCGGCGAGTTGCATCGCGTCGGAATTTTCTGCCAGCGCAGCACGCGCGGCCTTGATGTCAGGCACTTGGCGACCGCCCTTTTCCTTGCGGAATTTCTGGCCGGTGATTCCTTCCGCAGCCAGGACAAAGGCCTCGACTTGCATCTCATAGTGAATATTTCCTTGGCGTAAAATACGACCGTTGCGCTGCTCCATGGACGCAGGCTTGAAGTCGCGCGGCGGCATGAGGTGATGCAGTGCAAACAAGCGCTCTTGCATATTCACACCCACACCCATGAGGTCAGTGGAACCAATGACCACACGAACCTCGCCACTGTTCACTTTGTCGAAAAGTTCAGTGCGCTTTTCCGGTGCCATCGATGAGGAAATCAACGCGATTTCACTTGCGGGAATGCCTTCTGCCACCAGTTTCTTTTTGATGTCAGCATACAGATCGAATTCCTTGGCTTTTTTGACCTTCTTCGATTTCGGTTGAGGATCCAACGCGACGCCATCAGGACCGAGCACGATCGGCTCAAGTTCGGGGATTTCCATGCCCTGCTCGGATAGTCCGGGATCGCCGGCAAAGTTCAGCAAGTGATCAATCGAGAAGCTTTCCCGCAGGTCGGAAAAGATCGCTTGCGCGCCTGAATACTTCGTTGTCGCTTTGTAGTTTTCTACGACGTTGCGCACTGCGGTGTTGACCTTGGAGTTTTCAAAGTCTGGTGCGTTCGGGTCGATCAGTCGGATATCCAACGCCGCAGCCATACCGGCCTGCATCGTCATGATCGGAATCGCCGAGAGCCAAGGATGATCCTCAAACGCGTCTTTCTTCGATGCGTAATTGCTTGTCCAATATGCCGGGTCATCCCACTGGCGCGCGATGGTATTCACTACCCAATCATTGTAAGCCGCATTGGCAGGCCCTGGAGCGACCATAACTTGCTCAGAAGCACCGCCCTTGATGTCAGGGCGATTGATTCCGGCCACGTCGGGATCCATCTGCACGTCCCACGACGAGCGAATCAGGTTAATGAGCGCGTTGCCGTTCACGAACTTCGACAAGCGGGTTTCCATAGACACAGCGCCTTTCCAGTTGGCTTCTGCTTTTACTTCGGTTTCACCAAAGCTTGCCACGAACTGATCAAAGTTTGTGATGCCAGCCTGCGCGAGCAAGCGAGGATCGGTATAGCGCAGCATAATGTATGCTTCTGCCATGCTGTTCGATACCGGCGTGCCTGTAGCAAAATAAACGCCACGGCCTGCCATTCTGTCTTGAATGCCCCGAGTTTTCAGGACCATGCCGACAGCACGTTGCGAAGGTGCCCCCGTAGGAAGGTTTTTCATTCCTTGCATGCGAGTGATGACCGGCGCGTTTTTGTAGCGGTGCCCTTCATCGACAAGCAGCGTATCAACGCCCAAGTCTTCCCACACGAGCCCACCGTCTTGACGACTGGCAAGCGCATCGAGAATCTTTTTCCGAGAGTTCTCAAGATTGATCTTTGCTTTCTCCAATGCGGCAACCGCACGACGATCGGAAGAATCAGTGAGGGCACGTGCAGCTTCGAGTTCTGCAATCTGCTCGTTGATATAGTTGTTCACTACGTCCTTGTGATTGCCGATTAGATTGAAGCTCGAATGCGGCATAACGATGCAATCGTGATCGCCGGTGGCGATGCGTGCGATGAATTGTCGGCGCTTCTTGCCCTCAAACGATGCTTTGTCAGCGACCAGTAATCGGGCGTTCGGGTATGCTGTTCGGAAACTGGCAGCAAATTGGCCAAGCGTAGCATTCTCGACGATGATCATCGGACGATTGGCCTTGCCGAGGCGTTTCAACTCCATCGCTAAGGCAATGAGTGTGTAAGTTTTGCCGAATCCAACACCGTGCGCAATCATGCCGCTTCCTTGATCGATCATGCGAGCGATCGCGGAGCGACGTATCGATGAGCGGAATACTTCATCAGAAGCGCCGGGCAGGGTGATGTGTTCGCCAGAATAGGCGGGAGGGCGGTGACCGTTGGCTTTCTCGTTGAATGCCTCGACAATCATATCCTGCACGCTTACATCATCCACCTTGGCGTCCGATGTTTTTGCCCATTTGGTGAACTCAACTTTCAACGCGTCCACCTTCGATTTTGCCAGTTGGCTTTGTTCTGGACTATACACTTCACGACGATCCCTTCCGGTGCCTTCGGTGACTGTCACACGAGGCGAAACCATGGAAAGAGCGTTTTCAATCAATTCTTTGGTGCTGACATGACCCGTAACAAACACATCAGATCCACCATCGCCTTCAACGGTCCACATGTTAGCAGCTTGCAGATAACTCACCTTGCCATCCATGATGCCGATATGCTCCATGAATGCAGTCATGACCGCAGGCGGTAGCCAAGGGGAGTTCATCGAGACGCCGATTTGCGCGATGCCCTTGCGCTCAGGAAGAGCAGCTTCGAGCGCAGCGACGTTGCGACGATAAGCGGGATCCTCTTCTGCCGCGGCGCGAGCCTCTTCGAGTTTGCCTTGCACATGGCCGGACAAGTAAGCGTCACGGATGACAAGAGTCCCCGTTGTTGGGTCCTCGAAGACCAATTCTGATTCGATCGCTTCCGCGCGGACGTTTACTTCTGTTTGGCCGAGCAATTTGGCCATGTAACCGGCGTGCGGGTAACCAATCCAGACCAATGAGGCGAGCAGCGCATCAGATACGTTGTCAGCCGTCGCAGGAGGCGCGAGCGGTTTATTCATGCGCACGCGGAAGATGTCAGCCTTATCGTAGCGAGTGGCACTCTTGCCCTTGGTGGTGGTATATTTCACCGGCACTTCGAGAGCTACCGTCAGCGGGTAATCTGGATCCTCCACAAGATGGCCGTGTTTTTGTCCCGCGCCAGTCTTGGAGATTGGACCGAATCGGCTTGTATGCTTGGCATACACATCGTTGAGTTTTTCTCTCAACGCGCTGATTTCTGGACCTTCTGCTTGAGGATCTAGCTCTGCTTCGATGAGGTTGCGCGCAGCATCTTTGACGTCTTTCCATGAACGGAATGCCATGCCTTGCGCGAAATCCCATTCGACCGGTTCTAGTCGATCCTTCTGCACTTGCCAGAACTTGCCATCACGCTCGACAAAGGAATAAGGAATGTCAGTGCGCTCGATGTCACGGGCCGTGTTGAGTTTCAGCACTGATGCTTGCCCCATGATGTCAGCGGGAAGTTCCTCGATAACCTTAGCGAAGCGCTGCTCAAGCGTGCCGCCGTTTTCATCAGGCAGCAAAGCGTATTCATTCGGACTATACATCGATCCTGCTAAGGCGTGCGTGCCAAATACGTTTTGCGGATTGGCAGCGAAGTATTCATTCACACGAATCGGCACCGTTGCGTTGAGCTTCATGCCGATGGCATTGCCTTCCACACTCTCGAATGTCTCGACGTATTTCTTCCACGCTTTCGCAGTTGCATCGGCGTTGGCTTTTTTCTCGTCCTTGAACTCTTTGCCGTCGGCAATTTGCAACCCAGCAAGACGTAAATCCGACCACGTTTGGCGCGCGCTTTCCAATGATTCATCTTCCCACGTTCCTTCTAGGTCAAACCCTTTCAGGTATTGCGTAGGAGTCATGTCGCCACGCTTGAACGTGACCTTGCCATTGCCAACAACACGAGTGCCAAGCCACGAGTGAGTCTCTACTTTACGACCGTCAGGCTTGCGCAAGATGATAATATCAGTTGTCACTTCTGTGCCGGCATTATCTTTGAACGCATTATTTGGCAGGCGGACCGCTGAAATCAAATCACCGCGCGCGGCCAAGAATCGGCGCTGCGCAGCGTTGTTTTCCATCGTGCTCGATGAGGTGATGAACACCACAAAGCCGCCCGGTTTGACTTTCTGCAGGGCACGAGCAAAGAAGTAATTGTGCAGGTTCAACTCAGTGTTGAATTGCTTCTTCGATTGCCATGGACCTGTCTCGTGAAACGGCACGTTGGAAATTACGATGTCTTGAGAGTTGTCCGCAATCAGAGCCTCTTCAAATCCTTGGCCAGTAATCTCACGACCAGCGCCAGAAGAAACTGAGTTGACGCGCGTTTGTGGATAAAGCAGCGCGAGAATTTGCGACGTGACCAGATCCAATTCGACAGCACTCCACACGGTTCTTTCAGCCAGGTGTTTCGGTTGCGTGCCGATGTAGTGACCGATACCAGCGCCGGGCTCCAATGCGCGGCCACCCTTGAACCCGAGTTTCTCCACCATCTTCCATTGCGCATCGATGATGGCAGGAGTTGTGTAGTGAGCATTCAATACAGACCGCTTGGCGGCGTTGTATTCCTTATCGGACAGGCGCTCTTTTAATTCGCGGTGCGTTTCGCCCCACTTGTCATTCCATGTGAAAAGGTCATAAGCAGTGGCAATCTTGTTGCCTCGTTCATCGGTTTCCGTGTAGTTGAATCGGCGCTTGAACGTGTCTTTATCGCTCTTCCATAGTTGTGTTTTGAAAACATCAGCAGCCTCTTCATAAGCTTTTGCCTTAGCATCATCAAACGCGGCCTTCGAGTGACCCCAGCCGGAATAAGTAAGCAGTTTCTCCTTCTCCGCAGTAGTGGGATTGCGCCCTTGCTCGGTGAGCATGCGCAGCAGTTCGATGACTTCAAAGTTTGTTGAGATTTTACCACCTTGACCTTTAGGCACAAGAATCTCGCCCGGATTGATTCGAGCGTTACGGTCCGCTTCGTTCTCCGGTGTCGGGATGACATCAGGAACGGCATTCGCATCCAGTTCAATTACACTGGCATCAGATCCCGTAGTTCCGTCATTGCGTCCCCCGAGATTTCCAGACTTGCCTGAAACACCAGCGCCTCCTGCTGTTCCTCCGTTAGCGTCGCTATCACTTGCGTCGCCTGATAATCCGCTTCTCCCGCTGCCATCGCCGCGTCGCTTGCTTCCACCGAGTCCGGTTGACGAGTTACGCCCACCGAGGTTGAAGAGGTCCGACTTGCCAGCCATGCCCCGAACTTCCGCTGTTCCACCAGATTGACTATCTGTTGTTCCGTCAGAGCCGCGATTGCCGGTGCCACCAAATCCGCCGAATAGATCGTATTCATCAGGGGCACTCTGCACCTTCTTCGGTTTCGCGTCAAGTGCTTTCACGCCCATGTCACCAAACAGATCGTTGACGGGTAGTCCTTCGAGCTTGGCGACGCGATTGACGATCGAGGCCTTGCCCTTTTCATTTGGCGCAGATTTTGCCAGTGCTAGAGCGTTGGCTTTCGCTTTGGCGCGCGGACCAGTGGCCGCGGCTTCGATGTCGCCGAACATGTCCATTTGTGTCGGCGAGGCGAAAAGGAAATCTTCACGCTTGCCGTAGGTAGGATTGCGCACGAACACGCGAGCACCCACTTGCATAGCCTCATCGGCTGCAATCACTGGCATTTCATCGGCAGCAAAGAAATAGCTGTGCACCTTTGGATTGTAGCGAACTGGCACCCAATCAGAAGGAGCCGAGATACTACGCCCAACATTGACAACTTCACCTTCTACAGCAGCCATTGGCGACTTTGCGCCACCGTCGCGTATCGTTAAGGCCGCATTTTCACGCGAACGGAATGTGGCATTTTTCAAGTGAATGGCTACATCGTAACCTAATACTTTACCGATCCCTGTTCCGTGAATCGACACGACCGGCACACCGCGATTGAATGATGGCAGGTCTAAGCGGAATCCTGCTTTCATGCCTTTCTCGCCACGCATCGCGCCAAACTTGTCACGCTTATTGCTGTCAAGAGCCGCACGTGCTCGATCGTCATCGGGCGTGAGTTGTGGCTTAGGTGATTCGATAGCACCGAATAAATCCGCAGTTACGGAGGCACGTAAAATAGTTGAAGAATCCTCTTGCGTTTGTTCTGTGTTTTGTGTATTTTTATTCGCAATGAATGCTTCTGAATTTCCCGCTGGTACTAAGTTCTTCGATGTTGACGATATTCCAGTCGCCAAAGCACCGCTAGAATCTCCAGTTGGATTGTTCAACGCCAAAGGTGAGCCACGGCCACTATCGGAAAACACCGCGCGGAAGTTAGCATACGAAGCTGAAATATCAGCCGCAGAGTTCGACGCACTGGTTGAACGAGCAATGGCAAGCGCATCTTCTTTCGCTAATGCTAAACCAGCCGCAGCGGTATAAACCTCTAGCATCTGGTCCATATACATTTGCCGTTGCTGTTCGGCTTCTTTTCCTGCTGCCTTTTCGATGGATCTATACATCTCGTAAAGATAGTGTCCTGCTCTTTCTTTCGCCTCGATCATCTCCACGATGTGAACTTGAATCTCAGCAGTTACACCAGGTGCAACTTCCACTTGAAATAGCATATCAGAATATCCTTGTGGCAATGGTGGACTAAAGCGATTCTTGAATTTAATCACCTTGAATCGACTATTGATTTCGTCAGCAATGGTATCAACATCGGCAATGGTCTTAGCTACGATTGATGCACGGATAACGTCACCGAGTCTCATCACATCGCCATCGTAGTCATACAGTGCTTTTTCGACACTGCGCTTGCGACCTTTGAGCGGTGCTAACATTGGACGAGCCTCGAATTTTTCAGCGATTTCTTTTACGCTTGAGTCAAAACCATCGGCAAATTGTTGTAGGTATTTTTTGCGCTCATCGAATTGTTCTCCTACTAAATCAACTTGCTGTTGCCCAAATTTAGCGACGAGTTGCGATAGTAATTCCTCATCGGAAATTTGCGGAGCATGGCCCGAATACTTCTTGATTACATCATCAAATTTTTGCTGTGCAATTTCTGTTGGACTGGATTTTAGCACCGGCATACCCGATCCTTTTTCAGTCAGCGGAAAGGCAAACATCATGCGTAAAGCACGTTTGGCAGGCACATTAAATCGAGTAACTTCCACTGTTGGCCTATCCATCTGAGCGAGCCATTGGTGATGACCATCGATCAAGAAGTTATCAGAAGAGAGAAACAAACGCCGTGGAAAATCAATGCCCTTGGCTCGTTCTGTCTTGATTGGGCTGTATTCAGCTTGAGTCGGCTTGATGCTGCTAGGAGAAACATCTTCATCACTGAACTTCACACCTTTAGACGTAAGGAAATCCATGAGTTCGCCGCGATGCTTCATTTTGATTTGCGGCATTTCACGACGAGGAATCCCTAGCGTTCCTGAACTTGCGGGGAAAAGAACAAACTCAGAAGGAAGAGTAGCATCAACAGTAGCAGAAGCACCCAGCACAGCTTGCGCAGAAGGCGTGAGCAGCTTTTCAAACCCTCCACGAATGGTATCGGCAGTGTGACTGTCAAGAATCCGCTGGAAGAACGCAGCGCGAGGCGTGAGCGCATCAGGATTGAGACGTTGATACTCGGGAGCGGAAATTACACCCATGCGCAGCCGGTCAGCTTCGGCGCCGATCGCGTTCGATAATTCACGACGCTGCATGGCATCCATTTTCTTCACGCCCGGAGCGATCACGCGCAGCTTGGCGGGAAGGTCCGCATTTGGCCCAAACTCTGCCGCGACTTCGGCAATCACTTGCTCGATCGGGCGTGCTTCCAGTGCTTTGAGAATCAGATCCTCGCGCGTAGTCTCGCCATCGTCGAACATCGACATTGTGCCAGTATCAACGGCATTTGCGGCCTTGATGTAAGCACCGAGGATATCACGAATAGCCTTGCGCGAGCGACTTTCAACGATAGCACGAGCCAGTTGACGTTCGGGCGTATTTTCCGTGGTGTTGAACATGTCGCCCTGGTCGAAGAATTCTGACACGCTGGCAGATGTTCCAGAAGTTACCGCGGCTTTCGCTTCCACCGCAGTGCGTAGAGCATCGGCCAGTGCGGGAGTCAGATCGAAATCAGGCTTTGCAGCAGCAAGCTTGAGAAGATTTCCCGCCTCAGTAGCCACGCCGCTAAGAATAGAGCGAAGGCCAAGCGCGCTTGCGCGATTGAACAGCAGTTCAGTCAGTTGCAATTCTTTGGGCCCGAGCAACATCGATACCATGGCGCGCTCGATACGTTGCGATCCTTCATCGGTAAGATTGCCTTTTGAATCAACTACGCTTTCATCGCCAGTAGCACGAATGAACGCTTTCACGAAATCGCGATTCGATGCGGACGCGGGATCACCAGAAGAATCAGGCTCCCACAACTTGAGAAGGTTTCCTTTCTCGATGCTAGCAGCGTCACGATTGGCCTGCTCCGTATTGGAAACGCTAAGTTGCGCATCGCGGTTTGAAAATTCAGCAAGATCGATGGCATCTTTTGGAGATTGCGGCACATAGACCGAAACAGGCACAGGCATAGCCATGCCGGAAACATCGATGTTATCACCTGATAACGCCGCCCGAACTTCACGTTGATAGCGAGAATCCACCTTGCGGTTGCGTGACTCTTCCAAAGCATTGCGGCGGCCGTTGCCAGAAATCACATAAAACAATGGCTTGCCAGCTTCATTTGTCATGTGTTTGCCATCGGCCCCGAACAGGGGAGCGACAACGAGGCGACCGCTATCAGTCGTTGCGCCTTCGACGTATCGCTTGTATTGGCCGTCCTTATCGCGGATATTTTTCACCATTTCCTCGCGCTGGTTGGCCGATGCTTGGCCGGAACGATTGCGAGGTTGTAAAGCAGCACCCGGAAAGCGAGGGTCAGAGGATCCCACGAGTTGATCCAGATCGACGGCAGATTGCACAACGTCGATGGTCATTTCGCCATTGGGAGTATCACGCTTCTCGGTAACACCTGCAGGAATCACAGGAGCATCAGTGCCGACAATGGCCGACTCCACAGAAGCAGCGGAGGCCGCACGCTGTTTGCCTGCCACAGCACGAAAACCCTCGATGACTTCCATACGATCCTTGCCGGTGCGAGCGGCCTCACGATCGGCAATGGCGTTGATACGATCGGCGACGGCTTGTTGCGCTGCCGCCATGCGTTCGCCCGGTGCTAGCGTTTCCAGAATGTCATAAATGTCATCAGTGGCTCCTTCGATTTCCGCGCGGTATTTTCCTGATAGGGCAGGGAATTTTTCTAAGTTTTCAGTGATGGCTTGACCGGCTACACGAAGCGAAGAGGAAGCTTGATCGTTCAGGCTTTGCAGTTCTGCATCAGCTTGATCGGCGGGGCCCTGCCACAACACGGTGTCACCGTTCACAATTTGCGATTGATTGCCATTGTTGATGACGCGTAAACCGTCCGTTTTCGTTGCCGAGGTTGCGCTTTCCGTGGTCAGTTCTTTGTAAAGCTGCTCGATCTTGGCGACATGCTCCTTAGCGGCAGGCGAGAGAGTCATGGTTCGCAGCATTTCCAGTGCACGACGAATGATATCGGCGATTGTAGATTTGTCCTTGATGGCACGGAACAGTTCGCCGAATTGGTCCTGCTTGGATGGATCAAGTTTTGATTCCACCAGCATGCGCACATACTCCGCAGCTTTTAACCCGTCATTGTCGATCGCATCCCATGCTTCTGCACCGTAGATGTCACGAGCCACGGCCTCAGCTTCGGGAGTAAGTATGTCACTAGCAATTTTCTCGTAGAATGATTTGAAGAACGCAACAAAATCACCTTGCGATCCTGCTTTCTCCCACTCTGCACGCACATGCTCAAATTGAGCCACATGCACGACTTCATGACGGGAGGCCAGTTGCTCGATAATGTCCGCAGTAGAGGCAGCATCGCCGCCCCTTAAATCAATTTCCCGCTGAATGTCTTCCAGTGGCAATATCAGACCGCCAGTATTGACCGACTGAGCAACACCACCAGAATCATATCCCTCTTCTTGAATCGCTACCCGACCACGCAGGCCAGGAACACGGCTTTCGATTGTCGCTTTCACACGTTCGGCCACCGCTAAAGCAGGCGCGAGAGCGGGATTTTTCAGATTCACGCTACCCGATGAAACAGCCGGGGCGGGGGAGGTGTTCGGAGCACTGTTCGACGACTCAGGAAGATCAGCGATCGCAGCCATGCTTGGATGCACTGGCGCACCAGCAGCGCGAGCCGCAGTCACCACGCTTTTAATCGATGGCATGCCGGGATTTTCCGCGCGCATCGACTCGTAAAGCCCAGCGTCCATGCTGGCAGCGCCTACATTCGGAGCTTGGCCTTGCGCTTGATTTTGTAATGCAGCGGACGACTCCGCAGCGTCTAATTGCGCCAACTGTTCACGCAACGTACGCTCTTCATTGGTAATTCCGCGTAAAGGCTGGATTATTTTGCCATTTTGATCCACAGAATCAACGGGACCGAGTTCAGATTCGATCTGCGCGAGCCTTCCTAGAATAGCATCACGCTGAGGCTGTGCCACCGCGACAGGTTGCGCCGTGGATGGACTTGCGGATTGTCCTTGTTGGTTCTGCTCATAATTTTGCGCGAGTAGCGTGCTTTCATCTGTCTGGATGAGTTCACCGACGGCAGGATAACGATCGGCGAAAGCAACACGGCCTTCAGATGTCACGGTTTCCACCGTGCTGCCATCTGGCATTCTCACTTGCGCGAAGTAATCGGCACCGTTCTCGGTTTTCGCTCCTTGGATTGCAGCGAGCTCGTTACGCGTGAGAAGTGCCATGTTGCCAGCGGCGACTTTCGCCATGCCAGTGACAAACGGACGTTCCGCAGCGGGGACTTGATCAATCTCGCGCGCAGCCTGCACGTTCATTTCCTCGATTGCCGCGATGTTGGCCAGTTCATTGCGGATTGCAAGCTGACGCATGCCGTATTGTTGCGGAGTCATGCCAGCACTAGGAGCCTTGCCAGCTTCAACGATGAGCGCATTGACAAGCGCTTTTGTGTCCCGTGGTGCTAGCGATCGCACTACGGCCGCTTGTTCTGGAGTGATCGGCACAAAGCCAGCAGTGCCGGCCATTCGATCATTGTAGATTTTTGCAGCGTTCTCGTTGCGCTTGGTTTCCGTGGCGGCCGTAACGCCTGGCTTCGATATCGCTGCACCAGCGACTTGCACAGGAGCGAGCCCGAACGCGCCAAGCATGCCCATGCCGAATGATTGCATGAGCTCAGGATTGTCAGCACCTAGCTCCACCATTACTTCCTCGCCACCTTCGGCAATCGCACCTTTGACGCCAGCAAGAACCGCGTTAGTAGTTTTTTGCAGTCCGGTCAGAGGTTTTTGTAGCGTGCCGGTGACTTCACCGAGCTTGCCAAACTTGGCAAGTGCTTCCATCCCCGCATCGATCGTTTTACCAAGACGAGCAGCCTTGCCCACCTTAGCAGCATCGCCAGCTAAAGACATGCCGCGCGCAGCTTTCCCAGCGACTTGTAAATACTTGGATGCACCGGCAGTAGCGAGCACAGCTAAATCGGCTACCAATTCACTACCGAGTTCTTGCCAGCCTGCATACATCGCATGATTGGCCGACGCAAAGAATCCGCTTTCTTGCTGTCCGATTTTCTTTTCCAGTTCGAGGGAATATTGGCGCCGGCCGTTACCTTGAAGCAAACGATCTTTGTAGAGCGCGAACATGCGCGGATCCGCAGTGGCTTTGTATTTTGCCAGTGCCATGCCGAGCGCTTCATCCTTGTCCGGGTCCAGATTGTCGGCAGTGATCGGCCATTCTTCATCGGGCGAAAGATTGTGCATCGTCAGAGCCGCGGCACGCATCTCTTTCTCGCGCTTCACCACCAAATCGGAATAAGTAGAGTCGCCGGGATGATCTTCGGCATCGTCGATCGCACTCTTTAGCAATCCTGCGCTGATGTCGAATTGACTGTGCGCTTTCATGCCTGCTTTGGTATTCCAAGCTACGGTATTGCGCCCGAATGTATTTGCCCATGATGCGAAATCGCGATTGCGCAGGCGCATGCCCTCATCGAATTCTTTTTTCGCACCGTCAACGCCGAAAATCGCCATTTCACCAGCTCCTAATGTAGTCAGCGCACCAACGGCCAGACCAGTCATTGATCCAGCCACGTCATCGCGCACACTGCGTCCCATGGCACCGGCTTTACTGACAATGTTCGCCTTCGATAGCGCACCATGCTTGTCTCCCATATCGAGAGCGTGCATAGCCAGCACATCGGAACGACGCACACCCGGCTTACCCTTGTTCAGAGCATACCATTCTGCAAGGTAATCTTGCTTGATGGTGTTTTGCTTGGAAAAGCTATAGCCCACGCCCTCGGTGGCTTCTTTCCATTTTTCCGCGCGCTTAGGATCGGCAGTGACCCATTGTTGGAATACGCCTTCATCGTTCGGATCCACGACTTCGAGAGTATCGTTGTATAAATCCTTGAGTAGCTTTTCGCCAGTGTTGACACTGATTTCACCATTAAAAACTTTCTGCTTGATCGCTTCTGGTTGCAAACCTAAGTCGGTGATGAGCTTGTCAGTTTGCGCGAGTGTAGGAGGTGCATCAGGATTGGCGTTTAATGCTTGCAGCGTAGCCATGCTGTCAGCTACCCACTTTGCTTCTACGGGAATGGCCTTGCGGTTCGGATTTTCTCGCACATACAACGGCATCGAGCCAGGCTTGCCAGCTTGCGCTTTGACGATATCCCAATCATTCTTTGCTACTGGTTCAGCATCGTTGAGAAACAGAGCTTGAGCACCGTCAGTCGGACGCATGATCGCCACACGCTGATTGCCACGATAGAAGGCCGTTTCTTTACCTCCGCCCCATGCTTCACCCACTACGTCGGGAAGGTCAGCCATACCACCGAGCGCACGCTTGCCTTGCGCGTTGATGTCGGTTACTGGCACTGCTATGTTCGGTTGACCTTCGGGAGTTGTGGATTTCTGTGCAATTTCCGCTTGTGCTGCATCAGCGTCATTCGCTTCGATAGCACCGTTGTGCTTTGCGATCGCAGCGGCCAAGTGATTGTAACCCATCGGCAGGCCTGCTTCCATCGCAGCCTTTTCCTCCGCGAGCTCTTGGCGTTGCACAGCGATTGCCTGCTCACGTTCAGCGATGACAGTATTTTGTTGCGCGAGCGGTTCATGCACTTTCTTGGCGTTCTCCAGTGCTGTTTGCGCCTCAGCGCGCAGGCGCTTATCGGTTTCATACTCGGAGGGAGTGGCGAGAGTTTCCTTTCCTTTGTCCGATGTCCGCACGAAGGCATTGCCCTTTGCTGTGACCGCTGGTCCTAGATCATCGAAAGCTTTCTGCGCAGCTTCCACGGCTTTATGTGCCGGTTCCCATTGTGGATTGAAGCGCAGCCGAGCACCTTCGATGCCTGCTTTGTCAAACTCCACGAGCTTAGAACGCTCTTCTAGGTCTTTTTGCCATGCGGCTTTTGCTGCAATGTCTTGATCCCGGCCAATGAGATTTTTTTCCGTGCGACCAGTCACAGGATTGATTTTCGACGTAGTGATAGCACCCGTTTTCTGATCGGTGTCGCTATTGGGCGTTACGAGGCTTGTTTGTCCGCGATCGTCGCGCACCGATTGAGCAAATACCGCGGCACTTGAAGCACCAGACGCACCGATGGCGCCGCCACCACCACCGCCGAGCATACTCGACATGTCGGGCACGCGTTGCGCTTGTCCTTGCGCATCGGGCAGAGCCGTGCGTGCTTCACCCACTTTCACAGGGTCACCAATCGGCCCCGCTTCATACTTGGGCGCGCCATCGGCATGAGTAGCAATGTCACGATGACCAGTGGCAATATCAGTTTCGACAACGCCATTGTTAGCAGCATGAGCACGCACGTTTTGCTTGCGTTGATCTTCCGCTGCCGTTTCCTGAGCTTTCACGGCATCGGCCTGCGCTTTGATCGCGTCGTTTTGTTGGTCTTGCTGGACCTTGGCTTGCTCGTTGGTTGCGCGGAGGTTCTCACTGTCACGTTGCGCCATGTTCTGCTCGCCTACACGACGCGCCATTGGATTTTTGCTACGTGCTAATGCTTGGTCTTTCGGGCTTTGCCCACCTTGACCGGCTTGAACTTTGCGGAGATAAGACTGAACTTCGTTCTCGTCAGGATTGGTGAATCGGGACATGCCGCACAGTAGCCAGCCGCCGAGTTTGTGAAAATGGGCGCAGGAATTTTAGTAACCACGCTTCACATTATTCACCACGCGCCAACCTTGCTTCTTGCTTCCGGGTTTCACCATGTCGGGAGGATCCACATTGCGGACCACTTTACGCGCGAACACCGTAGCACTTGGCAGGATTTCCCACGCCATGCCGCCGCACATCACATCATCGTCATGTTCGCCCGGTGCCGCTTCTGCTTTTCCGTTCGGTGAGACAACGAACTTGATTGCCTCGTTGATCCAGTGCGGACAATCCACTTCGATTTCTTCATTGCGAATCGCCGCGGCCAGCCCAGCAATGATCATGCGCCGTTGATTCTGATCGTTCAACTTGAATCCGTATTGCTCTTCCTTCGTGTTGGTCTTGTGACTCATCACGATGCGCTTGTAGAGCGGCGTGCTCGAGTCTTTGAGCACACGGAGAACTTGCAGACCTTGATTGACCTCTAGGCCGACAATACAGCCACCGTAATACTTGCTCAATCGGTGCATGTGACCGCCCACTTCATCATCTTCATCGTAGCACGGTGGACGAACACGAGCCACGAGCTTAGCAGGGCGAGCCCGACCAAGATCAGGATCGTAGAACTTTTGCCGCCACACCTGGACCGAGTTCGCATCGGGATCGGCACCGACCGTTTGGCTGGCACCCGTCGCAGGATCACCGCAGACGATATACGCCATGCCCTCGCGCGGCTGCTCCCAAATGAGAATGTCACCGCTGCCGTCATGCGTGCCGGAGAATGACACGCGGCCATTGTCTTGACGCACCAAGAAGCCAGATTCGGGAGTGATGTTCTTGGCCCGTTGCTTCATTGTGAGCAAGATGTTTTGATCAAAACGCGGCGAGCCCGACGATAGCCAACACGTAATCGGATCAGACGGATAGTAATAGCCGAAAATACGCTCATCGCCGTTACACTCAGCGGCCAGCGTATCACGGCGCCATGCTAGTTGCTCGTAGGTGAGTCCATACTTGTCGATTTCTTCCTGCTCGATCTTCGATAGCGATCGATCAATCTCCGCTTTCTCTACATCGGAAACAGGCTGTTGCCGCGCGTAGTCGCTGAACTCCCACCACGCCGCGAATACCTTGATCCATTGCTGTTCTGGTCGATAGCCGGCATTGTAGCGCGCCATGAACTCATCAAGCGTCATCGCTTCGCCAAAGGTATCGTAAAACCATCCACTCGCACCTTCGGGCGTGCTTTCCGCAATGCCGATCGTATCATTGCCAGAGAGCGACGGCAGAGCGGCCGTCATCGTTTTCTTGTCGTTCTTGACTTTCGTTTGTGGAAACTTAGAGCACTCAGAGAAATGCCCGAACTGACGAGTACCGCCCACACCAGCATCAGGATTTTCCGCTGTGTCAATGGTCCAGGTGCTACCATTCTGCCATTGGAAATATCCTTCTGGATTGCGCACCAATGGATTCTGCCACGGGAAGGTATCGTGATTCGAGTATTCACCCAGCTTTTCAACAAGCATAGCTGAGTTTTTAGCGCAGTCAGCAATCGTGATGCCCTCGATCGGCCTGCGCATGGCCTCGTGGTAACCGCAGAACAGCGAGAACGTGGACAGACCAGCACGACGAGGCTTCACGGCGACGATGCGAATCTTTATTCCCGGACAAAGATCGCGCAACGTCTCGATAGTGGAACTAATGCGCAGTTGCAACACGTTTGCCGTCGGCCTTACCCATGCGCCTTCCTTGTTCTTGATTTCCATGAAGATGGAAAAATGAACAGCCGGAGAATTGTAAGCGCGCGCCTGTAATTCCTCTTCACTTGATGCGTCGAGGTAATCACGGAAGCGAGTTACAATCTCCGGTTCTAGGCTCATTTCAGAAGGCCGCTATTCGTTCACCTAGAATACTTGAGTATTCTACCATGATCATCCATTGACGTTGCAAGCGACAACGCTCGTCTTCGTCAAGACTTTTGAAAATAGGACTATCTTTAATAAATATGCCTAGTTTTTCAATTTTATCATCCAAATCAGTTTTTTCGTCGATCACGCGCTTTTGATGCGGCGGTATATGTGTTTCTTCACTCATGGTTGTATTTGGTTTGTGTTTATCCAGTCTCATTTGCAGAAGTCGATTCCAGTGTCCTGTATCGATCCACATTTGAAGAGTTTTCCTGTCTTCATCGTTGAGAAAAGTATCAGTGAGCGTCTTTTCTCCGCGAATGACAAAAAGTAAGTAAGATTGGCCGTTGGCCGTCAGATCATCTACGGCATCATCGATAAAATCTAGTGTCCCGCCGCTCATGACAAGTGATTGCTTCTTGGCGGCATGCTGGAAGGTTGAGCGTAACGCATGGATAGCGTGTAACCGACTTCTTTCGCACGCTCCTTGATCGTTTGCAGCGTCGTGTTGCCAAGCTCCAATTCCATACGGTCCGGCTCGAAGTGACCCATGAGCTTGCTATGCAGTTCGATGGCGCGAAGCTTGTCGGCCACTTTCACCACTTCGGAATTATCAGGCGTGCGAATGAGACGAGCCAGCACTTTCAGCTTTTCCTCCTTCGTCAATCGCGCCTCCAGTAGATCAGGCTGCTTTTGCTTGAGCTCAGAGATACGAGCTTTAATTTCAGGACGATTAGCCATGATCGAGGCCGCGGCACGCGCGCTGTTCGCGCTGCACTTGTAACCAGCTTTTTTGTGAGCAGCCTCCTGCGTTTCCCCAGCGGCGACAAATTCACAGAATCGTTCTTGCCGGGCATTCAGTTTTTTCTTTTCGGTAGTTTTCATGATCTTAGACGGTTGCGCACCAGTCGGCGTTCGGTGGGGATTCTAGCGCAGGTAGTGGAGTTGTGTAATGGGCGCAGGAATGGTGCTTTTAGTCACAAATGAGCCCGATGAATCGTGACAAAAACAATTTTATTGTGATCTTGGCATTGCAAAAAATCGAACCTTTTCAATCGGACAAAAATAAAACTCCTGAGAAATGTTTTCATATCTACTATCTTTCCTTGCTTCCGTTATCCAATTATTTGACGTTGATGCGAAAACAACAGCGGCATTATTGGCAGACTTTGAAAGTATCACATACGCAAACGGTTTTGGCCTCGCTTTGTCAAATGCGTGCTTGGCACATACGATAAACTTGGATCCAAACGGCCAATCTTTAGCGCTTGTGAATTCTGCGCTGAGTTTCTTCACTTCTACTCTCTGGTTAATAAAAAGATCACCATTATCCGCGTGATTTTTCCAATCACTATGCTGTGCAGCCTTGCTTGAATTTGGAACAGTAACGCTATAACCACGATCATTTAACAATCTCGCAACAAGCCAAACCGCGTCAGCACTTTGATCTAAATGATTTAGGAATTTATTGTGATTTTCTGTCATTATCGTATTGTAAAAAAATGCTCTTCAGCAATTTGCTCAAGATCGCATATCCGTTCAGGGTGGCGTAATTTACGCAATGCTTTAGCCTCAATTTGGCGAACTCGCTCACACGTTAACCCCAGCTTATTAGCCACACCCTCTAAACTATTTGAGTTGTAAAACCTTTCAACGATAACCAGCCTTTGTCTTTCTGTCAGCGTTTCCAAAATCCCATTTATAGAAACAGACCAATCCTCTTCTTTATTCTGTTCTGGCGCGAGAACCATCATCGCCTCACGACAGCCAATCAGACGTTCCATTGGTATGTCCATTGTCTCTATCCTCTCGAAGCGCCTTCTGATCTTGAAGGCTTCGGGCCATTGTTCCAGCACGTCTAAAAATATTCCTTCTTCTCCGAGAGCCATCTGAATTTTGTTTGCCAATTTTGGCGATGGCCGTAGTTTAAGGTTTATAACTGCGCACACATTGCTATGAGTCGCTTTGCATCGGCGTGCGAGTTCAGCGATCGACCATCCAAGACGGGTTAGCGCAGCGTGAAGTTCACCGTGCTTGTATTTTGTAATTGCTGTGATTTTCATACCACATCTTCCTCCTTCACTTCCACGGCCTTCACATCACCCAGCAAGTGCAAATGCACACGCTGACACCCGCGCACGTCCACAAGCGCATCGTGAGCGCCGTCCAGCGTTTCACCAAAGAAGTGCATGTAAGCCTCGGTGAGCTTGGGCCACTTGTAGCCGCCACGTCCGTTCGCAGCCGGGAGTTTGCATAGGTTCGTTGTCGCCTGCATCGTGCAAAACTGCTCCATGGTCCAGAGCGGATTCTGCACGTTCTCGCGCTGGTAGAGGTAGTCCAGCAACTTGAGGTCGAAGGCGATGTTGTGAGCCACGATCACATCGGCCTGCTTGGTGAACTGATGAAACGCGCTCAGTGCCGCCCTGGGTGAGATGCCGAACGCGCGCATGACATCGTGCGTGATGCCGTGAATGTCCGATGCACCAGAAGGGATTTCCTCGATAGGACAATCAACAATCACGCTAAGCGAAGCCATTTCCTTTCGCGTCGCCGCGCACACCAGCGTGCAGGCGAGTTGCACGACGTGCGGTTGTTCCTCCAAAGGAGCGGTTGAACTCTTAGGAAAACCCGTGGTTTCCGTATCAAAATATAATATTTTCTTCATAATGTTGTGATTTTGTTAAAGATTGTCGTCTTTCAGGTGGTTTTACGGCTTCGGAAGCTACGCCAATTCGCCTCGATCCCTTCTGCTGTCTCGATCATGCGAGACTTCACGGCAGGGGAGAGAGTCGCGTAAAAGTCTTCACGGGTGAGATTCGTGACAAGGATTGTTGGCAGCATCGCATCATAGCGCTTATCCAGCATGAGCGTAAGTTGACGATCCTCAAATTCCTTCTCCCCTCGTTGGTGCGCCTCATCGATGACCACAAGCGCAGCGTCAGCATAGCGATTGATCACATCGCGCTCCGTCTCTTTGCGATTAGCACCGTAAGTGCTGCGGATATCGTTAAAAAACTCCATGGCTTTCCGGTAAAGCAAAGGCCGATGAATAGGAGCCAGTGTAAAAGCCCCCTCCTTTTTTGCTGGGAAAAAACGATCAGGAAGTTTTTTGGCAATTTCCATGCACATCTGAGTTTTCCCACTGCCATGGCCGCCATAAATGACGATCAGCGCACCGCTTTTTGCAGCATGAAATGCAGTGTCGTAAGCCTCCCACCATTTCCACGCGCGATCGTCAACAGGGTCCTTTGGGTCAACACTTCGGTTGACATGACGTTGAGGCCACCCGTCAAAATGCTTAGGAAGTTCAGAAATGACATCGCGGTCACTCAGTGTCATGTCCTCTTCAAAATTATCAGAGGTTTGTTGCTCTGGTTCGTCAGGAAGTGCGGCAATCATCGCGTCGATAATCGATGTGTGCGATTCTGCTTTGTGGTCATGTGGGTCAGTTGGTAGTTTGTGTGATTCGGTGCTCATAGCGGATTTTCTTCAGTTGGTTCTAAATGTTTTTGGTTTGGGTGTCTGTCGAGGTAGCTTTGCGGCTTATGGCCGTTGAGTGAGCCCGTGTCTTGTTTTGGCTCGAAAAGGCCTGTCCACCCGTTGGCTAGCGAGTGCTTTAGTGCCGCAATGGCTCGGAGCTCTCCCATGGCCTGGAGTTTTTCGAGTTGCTGCTTTCGCGCTGTGGGAGTTAGCGTTTGTTTTTTCTCTTTCCGATGCTTCTCCCAATTCCCCCAAAAAAGTTTGAAATCAGCAGACGAAAAAGGAAGCGCGCTATTATCTTCTTTAGAAGATAATATACTCTTCTCTTCTCTTCTCTTCTCTGGTAACGGTTTTTGTAACGGTTTTGGCGTTACATTTGTAACGGTGCTATCGTTACATTTTCTGTGATCTGCCACTCTTCTATTGGTAGCTGCACGGTTTTTAGCTGTTTGCCCATTATGCCGATCAAAGCGAGGTATTGTAAAAGAATCCCCGTGATCGATCAACCAATCAACTTGTAACATTGCTTCCGCGAATCCTGACGCATAAGTGATACGGTCGATGAACGTTTTTGTAACGCTCAGAGCGTTACCATTTACCGCTTGTTGGTCGGCCCAAATCCAGAATCGTAGTATTTTACCCACTACAGCGTCAGAATCAATACCGAGGATTTCCGCGATTTTGTGAATTTCTGGTTTATCGGGCGTAACCGTTTCAAATTTTATCCAATCTCCTGCCATAATATTTTTTTGTTAAATTTTCAAAAAGGAATGTCATCTTCATCATCGGCTTGCGGCACTGGCACATCTGTGTGCGGCCTCGATGCTTGCCGAGCTTCTGGTTGATGCCGTATTGCTTCGTCACGCTTTGGCGATAGCAGCGTCATGCTGTCGCATGTGACCTTGATCTTAGTGCGCTTCTGGCCGGTGGTCTTATCCTCCCACTCATCTTGGGTGAGTCTCCCGCTGACACCTAGCTTGTCGCCTTTCTGGACGGCCTTGGCGGCGAGTTCTGCCGTTACGCCCCACATCGTCACACCTAGCCAAATGGTTTTCTTATTGTCGCCCCAGCCGTCATCAACAGCGATGTTGACCTCGGCCACGGCTTTTCCGCTTGGTGTGTATCTCAGTTCTACTTCCCCGCCAACGCGGCCTATAATATTGATTTGATTCATGATTTTTTCTTCTTTAAGGTTTTCTCAACTATTTCCAGATCGAGAATGGTTCGATTAGCTAGCCGTGTGGCTTCCAGATCGAGCGATAGCGCGCTGTGCGGTCTTCCTTCGCGGAGTTCCTCAAACGACTTGTGAAAGGTGTCACGAATGCGCTGTAGCCGATCTATAAGTTCTTTGCTTTCCATTACCACTCTAGCTGTAATGCTTGAGGTTCAGGTTTCTTCTCCATGGTTTGCAAAACGAATGGCACTACAGAGATGCCAATGCCTACGGTGTGCCCCCAAAACTTCGAGACGACCAATCGGCACACTTGCGAATCGTCTTTGTAAAATCCCAGCTTGGTCAGCACATCGCCGATGAGCTTTGCCATATTGTCGCAGTCTGGTTTCGATGTATGGGGGATTTTAGGAAACCGCAGATTTCTCTTCTTCTCGGTCTTGCGAAATGGGAACACAAACTCAATTTCCAGAATTACCGGGCATTCAAAAGAATCGGCAGGAGCGTGAGTAGAGCAAAGCAACAGCAAATCGTTTTCCGCGGATTGGTGAGCAGCTTTCTTGAAGAACATTGGCCGGCCATTGATCACCGCCATGCGCTTACCCTGGCTCGTGCTGGTTGGCGGCACGATCGGGAGGAAGAACGCGATCACGCGTCACCCCCAATCTTATCAGCATACTCGCGCCCCTTGTCGGTGAGTTCTACTGTGATAATTCTGCGATCAAACTTGCTATCTACACGCTGCACTAATCCTTTTTTCACCAATCGATCCACCATGCCGGTGACTGCTGCCGTCGATACGCCACAAATCAACGAGATACTTGTCATGCTAAGATTTGCTTCACGCAGGTTGACCAACGCTTGCGCTTGTGTTGCAGTTATGCCGAGACTGATGACCACATCGAGAGTTTTCATGCTCCCTCCTTTCTTTTTTTAGCGAAAACATCAACCTTTGGCTTTGGCTCGTAGAGAAACAAACCTTTGCGAATGTATCTTAAAATCATCGTGCCCTGCATTGATATAACGATCGAGGCCGGAACAGGTCGAGCCCATCCTGAATACATTAGACTGCGCTTCATGAGACTGGCTCCATGAATTTCTTCCAAGGTGTTTATCTTAGTAGCATCTTTTTTCTTGGCACTCATGCGACCTCCTTTCTCAAGACCTTCACAATCTCGGTGCGCATTTCACGGCTGCTGTTCTCAGAGTTCGCGAGACGATCCATGACGGCCTCTAGCTTTTCCTGCAAAGCAAACCATGACATTGCCAAATCATGCAAAGCTTCCTTGCTTGGATTCGCTACGTTTTCATTCTCGCACCATTCAAAAATATGGCGGCAGGTTAGTTCGGGAACATTCATACAACTTCCTCCTTCATCATGGCTATTTTTTTGCTTCCATCATCTGTAAGCGTAGATTCTCGATGATTGCCCCGACTTGCCGCTCGTAACTGCGCACCAAGTCGGCCATTTCTTTTAATCCCGTGAGAATAGCGTCCGTATCAGAATTCCAATACTCCCGATGCACGAAAATCGGGATAAATGTATCAGCCTCAGATGGACACCAGCTAACAAAATCCCACCACTTACGGCCACTGATCGCCATCGACATGTGAACTTGATGGTAATACTCGCGCGGCGTTTCATCGTTGAGAAGGTAGAGAAAATGCTTTTCGCCCGATGGACATTTGATTTCGCAGCCACCCGGACCTTCTGAATCGACTTCCACCAACCCATCAGGTGATGCACCATAATAACCACAGTTCGATTCCAGAAATCCGACTTCGATGATACTATCATAGCTACGGTAATCAATGTAGGCCTGCCGCGCGGATCCCTCCAAGAGAGTGCCGCGCTTCATCGCATCGTTGACAAATGTCGGCGCGATGTAAGCCTTAGAGCGTTCGGCGATCTTTTTGCATGCCAGAGAGTGACGAGCTTTCTTTGCCGTCGCAGTGGTGCAAGTAACGATGAATTCGCCGGCTTCCGAGGCCGTGATTTTCCCTTTACGAGCATCAAGCCATTCTTGAGAGCCTTGAGGCATGGTGTGGACGATCATGCGCCCTCCTTTCTTGCGGCGAGCATTATATCTTTTACTGGATAACTCATGATGGATTCCCCCCTTTCATCACCTTCCAAGCGACATTGATAGCCGCGCGGAAAGCGTCGATCTTGGCGGCGTTTTCTTCATGCACGATGTTCCCGCGCGCCTCCTTGATTTTAGCGAAGGCCAACAAGCAAACTTCTTGGAATTGACGCATTTCCGATTCTGGAGATTGCTGCATGGCGGCAGTTTCAACCACTGGTTGAACTTCGGGAAGTGACACAGGAGCAGGAGCCACCGGAGCAGGGGAGACAATCAGCGGCGCGACGATCGTTTGGCCGGCATCACGAGCGTGTTTCTCTTTCTCGTTTGCTTCACGTTCACGCTTCATTTCAGCTTCCGCTTTCAATCGGGCATTGCGCTCGTCGTCGGCGATTTTCTCCAGACGTTTCTTTTCGTCAGCAGCTTCACGAGCCTGCTTGCGTCGTGCCAGTTCTAGTCGAACATTTTCCGCAGCACCCAGGGCGAGCGTGTCCTTGTCAGGAACAACTTCATTGGCAGCTTCGTATTCCGCGATGACAGCATACGAGGCGCGCAGTTGCTCATTCAACGATCCTACGATTTCACGTAGCGACTTCTCCATGCTATCGAGAGTTTTCTTGCCTTTGATAGCACCTTCGATAATGCCACCAAACGTCTTGAGGCGAAGATGTGAAGCGCAATCCACTTGGTTGAGCGCGTCGGCCACAAGGCGAGATTTCACGCTCTCCTTTTGACGTTTGATCGTCGCTTGCAGATCGAGGCGCACACGAGCCACTTCTGAATTGCTTTCAGCAAGTTCTTTCAGCAATGCGTTGATTCCTTCCGCTTGAGAAAGCACACGCTCTTCCGCGAGCTTGTGCAGACCCTCCATTTTCATCAGCGACTTTACATCGAGCTCAGCTTGCTCGAACTGCTCATCGGTCTTGAGCTCCTTGTTGATCTTGGCGATGTAACCTTTCACCAATGCACGGAATTCCACAAGGTTAGAGGAAACAACTTCGCCCTTCACCACTACGGCCAACGCCATCACAGGCGCGTTTTCTGTTGCGGTGCTCATACTAAGTCCCCTCCTTCCACTGGTGATTCGATAATTTCGATGGCAGTGAGCAGGTATTGGTTGCCATCCTTTTTGAGTTGCATCTTGCATTCAAAGCCTTGATAACTCTCGGCCTTTTGCGCAATCTCAGTGTTGTCAGCGATCAATGCGGCCTCTCCATTTGCACCTTTCACAGTGACAATGTGTTGCTCTCCGTCAAATGCTACGCCGGTCACATAGCCATTACGTTCAGAAACACCCTTTGATATGGCAGCAGGTGCGGCCTTTACCTTCACCGCTTGTACTGGTGCTGGTGCTTCAATCACAGGAGCAGCTTTCTCTACAGCCTTCACGGGAAACGGATTTACCGCGTCAACACTTGGCCCACTATCGCGCGTTACGTTACGCATGCCCTTCGGTGCTTCGTATTCGTCATCGTCGGTCACGATCCCCAGCATCACACCGGGTGCATGGCGGCGAGCCCATTCACGGGCCCCGCGGTATGCCAGCCGCTGCTCGTAGTTTTTCGGTGACCATTGATCAGTCTTCCAGCTTGCGACGCTACCGCTTACCGTGCGCACTTTCGATTCCCCTTGCAGCGTACCCGTAACGATTACGGTCATCTTCTCGCCCTCGCCAGAGTATTCATAATCGAGAGTAATGCCGAGCTTCTCAGTGATTACACCGGCAACCAATTTGCCTTCCCACATGAGACGGCCATAGACCACCGAGGCACATTGAGCTACCGCGAAAGGGGACATGCCCCAGCGGTGAGATTGCTCCGCGATCAGAAAGCAGTTCGCCTTGATTTTCTCAATCGGGAAAACTCCAGCTTTATCTTTCGTCAGCGTTTCGGGAATGAGCGACGACATGGCCATCATTTCCGCGATTGCCGCCAGTTGGCCGAACAGCGCAGGGTTATAGATCGAGTTTGTGTCACTCAAGGGATTGAGTGGCGTTGACAGTATTGCAGTATTTTGATTCATATTTGTGTTAAATTTTGTGTAAAAGTTAGTTAGGTTGAATGACGAGAAGGCACATGATCGTGCTGATAATCAGACCGATCAGCACACCTATTGAGAAGATGCCAAACCAGCCGACAGGATTGGCGCACGGCAAAGAAAAGCAACATTGCTCCGCTCCCGCTATGAAGGACACTTTCGCCAGCGAGTGCCCATTTTCCGCACGATGTTCTCGGCCAGTCGCCGTCCACCACGTTTCAAACTGGTAATCGCGTAGAGCGTCAATTTCCGCATCGATTTCTTCCAGTCGGGTAGCCATCGCATCGCGTTCGCAGTCAGGCGCTAGATGGTAGAGTGATTCAGCTTCGGACATTATTCCTCTTCGCCTCCTTCCGTATCAGTTGAGGATTCATTATCAGTAAGCGGATATTCACGATTCCATTTCGTGCCGTTCCAGAACCAGAGCTCAGGCGACACATCACCGCCAAGTTCACCGAGGCTCATCACCGCGGTGGCGTTCACCTTCACAGGTGATGTCCACACACCAGAGCCAAGACGCGGCTTATTGGCATAACCATCGACTTGACCGTCGTGGTCGATTCCGCACCATGGTAGAGCTTCTTTTGTGGCAAACTCATCATCCTCATACATGCCATCCAGCACGCTAGGCGCATTGACTAGCCACACGTCATCGCTTGCTTCTTCCTCCTCGATGATTTCCGCATCGATCATGCCAATTCCCACCACAGGAGCAGGCAGACCAACCATTGCAGGATTTTCAGCTTGCGGCGTAATGTCGCGCACCGATCCGTCACGGTTAAACATCTCCGGTTGATCAGGATGCTTAATGTTGCTGGTGATTTCATCGCCGCGCTTGATGCTGACACTGAGTTTGTCAGTCTGCTTGTCTTTCGCCATGTCGATGCAGATCGAATGTGAGATAGTAACCTTTGCATCTTCGCTTGTAGTGAGTGCTAGGTTAATGTCATCCTCGCAATCATGGAACAGACACGCGAGAGACTCTAGCGACTGCGCCATGTAAGCATGGATTTGTTTATTCTTTGGTAGTTCGGGAACTTCGATTAGTATTGTAGTCATATTTAGTATTTTGTTGTTGGAGATTAGAGTTTGCCCCTCTCGGAACTGTCATGTTTTGAAGCTCCCTTATCAGGAGCAGGCATTGTTTTTGCCTTGGTCGCCACCCAAGCGGACCGAGAGAGGCTGAGGGGAGATGTATTCAGGCCACTCAAGACGAGCGGCACGGAAAATGTAAATGTGGCCGTAACTTCTGGCCCACAAAGAAGAGAAATTGCCCTGATCAGCGCAGAGACGATCAGCCTCGTCAGCCTCATCGCACACCGCGACAATCTCCCACCCAAAGGGAATTTCTTCTGCTTTGCGTTCATGGCTCATTCTTCATCATGCGGTTGATAAAATTGGCGGGGATGCGCGCAGGGTTCAGCCCTGGCACCGTAGGAATGGCCCCGCTTTTTATGCGCCTGCGGATCGTTGGTTGACTAAGCCCCGTGCGCGCTGCCACTTCCGGAACGGATAGAGCGTCACGATTCACGGACTTGCCTTCCATGCGCTGGGCCACCGCATCAGCGAGAGCGGAAAATTGTTCATCAGTTAATTCCAGAGCGATCTTCACGAGATACGCCCTCCCGCACTAAGAATGCGACGGTTCAGTTTACGCCGTTGCCGCTGGTTCATGTTCGGGCGTATGACGTGCAGTTTTTTAGCATGCCGTGATTGGTGATCTAAGATTTGTTTCGGGGTGAACTTCTCTAAAATCAGAGCAGCTATTTTTTTGGCTTGTGTGATGAATGACATATGACGTGGTAGATTGTTGTAGCGCATCGCTTAGGCGGCAGGCTTGAGTTCTTTCTCGGCCATTTCATCCAGTAAGCGCATCAGAGCCTCGCTCGGTGCACACTTCCATTGCTCCGCTTTCAGCATGATAAGCTGATTCACGAGCGGTGAATATTTTGCAGGGTCGTATTCAATTTTATTTACCATGATACTTTTTGTTAGATGCTTGTTTTTACTTGGTTTGCTGCTCTTTTTTCGCAGCGGCTAGATGAATAATATACTTTTTCTGTAAGCGGTCAACACTTTTTTAGTATTAAATTACAGAAAAAGTGTTTTTTAGCTTGCGCAACTAAAAAACAGATATATTTTCAACGCATGACCTTTGACCAAATACCAATCCGCATGCTCCAACTTGGAGTAGATAGAACGTGGTTAGCGAGTGAATGTGATTACTCGTTATCCACGCTAGCAAACGCCATCGCTCCTAACGGATCCAACAAAACCGACAAAGCCCTTCGCCGCATTTGGGAAGCTCTCGATCGTGAAGAGGAACGTCAACGCGCAACA